TTAAATTTTATCCGCGTGGTGCATCAGCACAAATTTATCCCACAACTGTTCTTCTGTCTCGACATGCGCCGGATCTTTCACAATAGTATTGGGGATCGGGCACACCTTCTGGCAGGTTGGTGTCTCGTAGTGCCCTACGCATTCGGTACACTTATCGCTGTTAATCTCGTAGATATGATCTCCCATTGAAATCGCCTCATTCGGGCATTCGGGTTCACACATATCACAATTAATACAGCGTTTAGTAATTAGTAAAGACATTTCAATGAATTACCGTTAAATCATTTTAAAATCAGTAAGTTGTATCGAGTTTGTATGCTTTACTGTCATTAACTTACTGTATGTTGATCCAGTGTATTTAACCTTGATAAACTCAGTCCAGCAACACTAAACCGCAACACATTGCATTTTGTCCCGTAGAAAAGACTTGTATGTGTGAGCTTGTTTTCTGCGCCTACGCAGATAAGGATTGAGAATGCCGCGCACTGTAACACATAATCCGGATAGCCCCAATAATGACGATGTTTTAGCCGCTTCTGAAAAATGGGACGCCTGTAAACCCCCCTATACTAGCGCACACATGAAAATCTGTGTTGCTGCCGCCAAAATCATCCTCGCTGCTTCCGGCGTGGCTCGCCGTTCCAAATACGAAAAAGAGAACTATCTCCGTATCGATTTCAGCAAAGCCGGTAAGGTTACATTTTACGCCGAGTTTCCAAAAAAGATGGGCCTCAAAGGTAAAAAGCTCGGCGAGTGGCCGGAGCTCGCTATCCAGCTGGCGCGCGAAAAAGCGCTAGGTATGGCTGACGGTGGCCTGCGGGCAGAGTCCGTACATGCAGCGCTGGAAATGTACCGGGATGACCTCAAAGCCAAAGTCGCCCGGCAGAAGCTGAGCCCGGACAGTTTCACAACCTACGGGGTGCGTATCGACCGGATTAAAGCAACGTTCGGCGAGCGCGAGGTGTTCAGCGACGTAACATACAATCGGCTGGTGGAAGTGCTGGACGAGTGGATCGCTACTCGCTCGAACAATAACGCCCTGGAGTTGTTTGCCGAGCTCCGTCGGTTCTGGAAGTTCTGCGCACCTACTCTTTGCAACGGCCGCAATGTTGCCGCCAGTCTGCCAGATGATTATGTTTCCTCCCGCGTACAGAAACCTACCCCCACACGGCTTTTTACCGATATTGAATCAATCGCCCGACTCTGGCTCAATGTTGCTGCCTGCACCTCTGTACACCAGAAGAATGCTGTTCGCTTCATGATCATCACTGGTGTTCGTCCGATTAATGTCCATAACCTGCGCTGGGACTACGTTCACGAGGAGGCTGGTGAAATTGTTTATCCGGAAGGGGTTATCGGCATGCGAGGGGCTATGAAAACACAAAAGGCTTTCCGCCTGCCGATAACCCCTGAGATCCGGCGGATTATCGACGAGCAGAAAGCCTGGCGTGATTCAGTTCCTGAGTGCAACAGGGATTATGTATTTTTGCAGCCACGTGATCCAATGCAGCCATTTTCAAAACGATCACTGGATAAGCTGGTGAAAACATACAGCCCGGACGGGGCTGTAAAAGGAATAAAACATGATGGGACTGTTAAAGGGAAAGACGGTGCATTTAATACGATGTGCCGTAAATTCCTTAAGAGCAATGTTATTGCCTTGATGAAGGAAAGAGGCTATTCCCGCTCAGACCGAAGGGAAATCAGCCTCCTTTGCCTTCACCACTCCAGCAAGTCAGATGACCCGATGGCAGAACATTACGACTTTTCTGATGAGATTTTACAGGAAGAGATTGCGTTGAAGCGCGAAGCTTTCGAGGCTCACGAGCGGAGCATACTTGCGCAGGTGGCATTGCTACGGCGGCGAGGTTAATACTGGCTGCGACATTTTTGAATAAAAGCGTCGATATTTCGGCGCTCATAACGAACTACTTTTGCACTGAAACGAATTGGTGCCAGGATAGCCCGATGACGATGCTTAATATTCCACTCACATAGCGTTTTCTGTGTAATACCTAACTTTTGGCATACTTCATCCGGGGTGAGTAAATCGTCGGGTTTCTCGCTCATGCTATACCTCTCTTTTTCATGGCATCGAGCAGGATGTCCTGCACTGTTCGTTTTGAGTTGCGCCGCTCCATCACCATTTCATCCATAGTGTCGGCAGCAATAATGTGGTGAATAAATACCGGACGATTGTGTCCGGCCTGTATCTGCCTGGTGGGGCCGATACGTTCAATAATTTGCTGATATTGCTCCAGGTCCCACCAGTGTGAGAAAAATACCAGTATATTTCCGCCGTCCTGCATGTTCAGGCCGTGGCCCGCGCTGGCTGGGTGTGCAAAGAGAACAGGAATCTTTCCGGAATTCCAGTCGCGCAGTGTCTGTGGATCCTGGTCGAGGTGACGACCGCGAGGGAATGCTTTAAGCAAGCGTTCAAGATCGTGTTTCCAGTGATAAGCAACCAGCACAGGTGCGCCAGCTGCTTCGGTCAGTATGCTGTCCAGCGCCTGTAGTTTGGTGTCATGCAGTTCTGACCAACTTCCGGTGTCATCTGTGTATACTGCGCCGCTGGCGATTTGCAGACACTTCAGTGTCTTTGCCGCGGCGTTCGGTGCTTCGATGCCTTCGCCATTCAGCTCGAGGAACATTTCCTTTTCCATTTCACGATACTGCTGACGGGCCTTCGGTGGCATATCCACGCGGATTACGTTATGGATGGGGTCTTTGATATCGAACCAGTCGGCCGCATCCAGCGAGAGGGTTACATCGGCTAACGCTCGCTGTATTTCACCCTGTGAGTGAGCAAAAGGCTCCAGTTTGGTCCAGCTCTGCCCCGGAAACTGTATCGAGTTGAACCAGCGTGAGGTAAACGCGCCGTAAGTGCGCCCGAGACGTTGCCCCTGGTCCACAAACCACGATTGTCCCCACAAATCTACCAGGCCGTTCGGTGCTGGCGTACCGGTGAGATTTATCCAGCGCCGGACATACTTATGCGCCACTTTGCCCAGCGCCGCCGCGCGCTTACCACCACCGCGCAGCCGGAAGGATTTTAGCCGGGTGCTTTCATCTGGAATGACAGTACCGAACGGCCATCGTTCTCCCAATTCTTCAATCAGCCAGACAAGGTTATCGTAGTTGATGGTGAACACGCTTGCGTTGCTGTTCGTCAGCGCCATAGAGCGCGCTTTGGCATTACCAATAATTGGCTGCACCTCGATATTGCGCAAATGTCCCCACTTCAGTGCTTCATCCGGCCATGTGCTGGCAGCCACGCGCAGCGGCGCGAGGACCAGTGCGGGGCATGTTTCTGCCCCTGCCATAAAGAGATCTTCCAGCGCAGTGAGCGTTGCCACGGTTTTACCCATTCCCATACCCGCCCAGATGTTGCCGCGCAGAATGTTAGTTTGGTGATTGATTATGAGGTTTTGATAAACTCTGGGGTGGAATATGCTATTCATTAATACACCTATGGTAGAATATGGTCACTTCTCTCTCTATATATATAACTAACGGAGGCGGGTATGCCCCTGGCGAAAATATTTACAAAGCAAGTTTCTTTATTAACTATGTTTTCAGCGTTAGCTTATGCGATGGCATATTCTTTTCAGAAAGGTGTTGCATCGTATTATGGCTATCCAGACCTTTTTATTAAAATAGACTTAAATACGCTATTGTATTCGGCTGTGTGGCTTTTGTTTTTTAGTTTTTTATTTCTCGGCGCCTTATATGCGGCGTTGATGTTTGATTTGAAAGGGAAATATTATGTTCCATTTATTGTATTTATAGTTGTTATGCTAATGGGTAATATTTGTATAATAGGATTTCATTGGCCTTTTGGTTATTTCTCCGAAACTTCTGTGATGAGTGTTCAGGATATTTTATTATTTGCTATGCTTTTGTTGAATTATCACAATGTGGTGTCCATGCCAATCCATAGTAAGAGACACGAACATCATATGGAGAGCATTAGAAAATTTGGGAGGCTTGCAGAGTATAAGAACGTATTTTATTATATCGATTTAAAAATCCTAAAGTCAGCTTTTCCTTTAGGGGTGATAACGTTGTTGATATTGAGCTATACATTCGGGAAGGTTACTGCATTTAAAAATAACGAATATTATATGGTAGATGGTAGTAATACTAAAGTGTTGCTCAATTCATTTGGTAGTGGTTTTGTTGTTGGTGATTGTGAGTCAAATAGCGCAAAATTTGAATTTGTTAATGATTTAAAAGGGATGAGATTCACAATCATGTCCTCTAAAAAGGAAATAGCTAAATTAAAAGGGTGTTTCGAAATACGTGTTAAAAATACGGATTAAAGCATAAGTCTTTTATCCTTTATTGCGGCTTAAAATAATGGCCTCCAGATTTTTGCTATCCAGCACCACTACGGTAAAGCCCAGCGCGCGCAACCGTCCGTGTTCGCGCAACTGGTCAGGCCGTGGTGGCTTGCCGGGGGATTTACATTCAACGAAAATGATACGACCGCCGGGTAGCAGAACAATGCGATCTGGTACCGAGCGGCGACCGGGGGATACGAACTTAAAGGCAACCCCGCCAGCCTTTTTTACTTCAGCGACGAGGTGCTTTTCGATTAGGTTTTCACGTTCATAGGCCATTAGCTTTCGCCTTCCTGCTTTTTGCGTTTCTTCATGCAGATAGCGCAGTTCTCAGGATGGTCATGCCATTCATCAATCCTGATACCTATGAACATCCATTTTCCGCATAGTGATATGGCTTCCCCCGAATTAAAGAAATGTGCTTTTTTTGACAGAGCGGGGAACCCCCAACCCTTATTATCGATATTAGACATCGTCCACCTCCTTACGCTTTTCGCGCATGTTCTGCATCAGACAAAAATCAAACCGACGTTCGCTTTGGCCCAGACCTGCATCGCCCGGTCGTACCCGCCGGACTGTTCAAGGTGCAAAGCCTCCCGCACAGTCCGGTAATAAAGCGGACTGTCCCGGTATTTAGTAACCGGCTCATTTAAACCGTCTGGTCTGTTTCCTCCGGCTCTACAAAAATAATGTCCATCATTTTTAATGGACACTATCGTATGAAACACCGGACCTGGATCACTGAAGCTTTACGTCTTCACTTTGAAGAACATTTACCCCGGGTTGTGGCCGGGCGTCGCCTGGGTGTACCAAAATCAACAGTTTGTAGTATGTTCGTGCGCTTTCGGAGAGCTGGCCTTTCGTGGCCTTTGCCCGCAGGCATGTCGGAGCAGGAACTTGATGCCTGCCTTTACGGACAATTTTCCACGGTACCAGTCGTACGTCCTGAAAGCACCGTTATATCCGAAGCCCCCGTGGTAAAAAAACGTCCCCGGCGGCCCAACTTCCCTTATGAGTTTAAAATCGCCTTAGTGGAGCAGTCACTGCAGCCCGGAGCCTGTGTGGCGCAGATCGCCCGGGAAAACGGAATCAACGATAACCTGCTCTTCAACTGGCGCCATCAATACCGGAAAGGTGGCCTGCTGCCTTCCGGAAAAAATATGCCGGCACTGCTTCCCGTGACGTTAACGCCGGAGCCGGATAATAAAATCCCGGCCCCCGCACAGGAACCAGAGCAGATAAATACACCGTCCGACAGTCTGTGTTGTGAGCTGGTTCTGCCGGCCGGAACTCTCAGGCTTAAAGGTAAACTGACGCCGGCGTTATTACAGACACTTATCCGCGAAATAAAAGGGAGCAGCCACTGATGATATCTCTCCCTGCAGGTTCGCGTATCTGGCTGGTTGCAGGTATCACCGATATGCGAAATGGCTTTAACGGCCTGGCATCAAAAGTTCAGAACGTCCTGAAGGATGACCCGTTCTCCGGACACCTGTTCATCTTCCGCGGACGCCGGGGTGACCAGATAAAAGTGTTGTGGGCTGACAGTGACGGACTGTGCCTCTTCACCAAACGCCTGGAGCGGGGCCGCTTCGTCTGGCCAGTCACCCGTGACGGCAAGGTGCACCTTACTCCGGCTCAGTTATCCATGCTTCTTGAAGGTATCAACTGGAAGCACCCGAAACGAACGGAACGCGCTGGAATCCGCATATAA